ATGTGCTACCTTAAAAACAGAAGGTCTGGTTTTTCATTCATGGCATCGGGTGAAACAGTCAACCTCGCTACGATATCAAGCGATGCAAGATTTGGTATATTATCAAAGTCAGGGGGTGATGCTAAAAAAATGTTCACCGACAAAGTCGTACCGATCTCTATCAACTATCCGTTCTTCTTTCGACCCATACAAGACGGTATGGACCGACCAAAAACGGAACTTGCTTATAGAGTCCCCGCGTCGAAGCTTACCAGACGTAAGCTTGATCAAGGTGAAACCGCAGAAGAAGTTGTAGGACTTGATACAACTATTGACTGGAAAAATACAGGTGACAACAGTTATGATGGTGAAAAACTAAAACTGTTAGTACACGATGAATCAGGTAAATGGGAAAGACCTGATAACATATTAAACAACTGGAGGGTTACAAAAACCACACTGCGATTAGGTAGTAGAGTTGTAGGTAAATGTATGATGGGTTCAACATCAAACGCTTTGGATAAAGGCGGTGAGAATTTTAAGAAATTATATTATGCATCAGATGTTACACAAAGAAACCGCAATGGACAGACTAGCTCAGGATTATATTCTTTGTTTATACCTATGGAGTGGAATTACGAAGGATTCATTGATGCTTATGGACACCCTGTCTTTGATACGCCGGCAAAACCAGTTGAAGGTGCAGACGGAATTAAAATTGAAGTAGGTGTTATAAGCCATTGGGAAAATGAAGTAGATGGTCTTAAGAACGACCAGGACAGCTTAAACGAATACTATAGACAGTTTCCACGTACAGAGAAACACGCGTTCAGAGATGAAGCTAAATTATCTTTGTTTAATTTAACTAAGATATACGAGCAAATAGATTATAACGAAGACATGAGGAATAAAACCTTAGTAACGAAAGGTAATTTCCAATGGACTGGGGGAGTAAAAGATACAACAGTTAATTTTATACCAGAAAATAATGGTAGGTTTTTAGTATCTTGGATTCCACCTGCAATATTACAAAATCGTGTAATAATAAAAAATGGAGTTAAACATCCAGGTAACGAGCATATTGGTGCTTTTGGATGTGACTCATATGATATATCAGGTACAGTAGATAAGCGAGGTTCTAAAGGATCTTTGCACGGGCTTACAAAGTTTAGCATGGAAGAAGCTCCTTTTAATATGTTCTTTTTAGAATATATATCAAGACCTCCAACAGCTGAAATATTCTTTGAAGATGTGCTTATGGCTTTACATTTTTATGGTATGCCTATACTAGCAGAGAATAACAAGCCAAGGCTATTGTATTATTTAAAAAGAAGAGGTTATAGAAACTTCTCTATAAATAGACCTGACAAAACATTTAACAAGCTTTCAGTTGCAGAAAGAGAAATAGGTGGTATACCTAACTCTAGCGAGGATATTAAACAAGCGCATGCCGCTGCTATAGAATCTTATATAGAAGATCATGTAGGTTTAAAAGAAACTGAGTATGGTCAAATGTATTTTCAACGTACACTTGAAGACTGGGCTAAGTTTAACATAAACAATAGAACAAAGTTTGACGCGACGATAAGTTCTGGTTTAGCTATAATGGCTTGCAACAAAAACAAATACTCACCAGTGGCTGAAATAAAAAAAGAGCCAGTTAGTATTAATTTTACAAAATACGATAACACAGGTTATTCTTCAAAAATAATAAAATAAATGGTTTATACTAATGTTAATAGTTCTTTTCCAAGTCAGGTAGTACCAGACGCAGAGAAAAATACTTATGATTACGGCTTAGCCGTAGGTAGAGCTATTGAAAACGAATGGTTTAGAGGTGACAAAGGTTTAGGAGCTGGTGGTCGTTTTGGTAATAGTTGGCAAGACTTTCATAGACTTAGACTATACGCTAGAGGCGAGCAGTCAGTTGCTAAATATAAAGATGAACTTTCTATTAATGGTGATTTATCTTACTTAAATCTAGACTGGAAACCAGTAGCTGTATTATCTAAATTTGTAGATATTGTAGTAAATGGCATGACTGATAAAGGTTATAAAATAAAATCATTTGCTACAGATCCTTACGCTGTAAAAGAAAGAACAGCTCACGCTACTGGACTAGCTCAAGACGCTTTTGCACAGCAATTAATAGAACAAGCAAAGCAAAATTTAGGTATTGATGTTAAAAGAACCAATGTACCACAAAACCAATTGCCAAAAAGTAAAGAAGAATTAGAGCTTCATATGCAGTTATCATATAAGCAAGCTATAGAAATAGCTGAAGAAGAGCTTATTGAAAATGTTTTTGATTATAATAAATATGAAGAAGTTAAAAAAAGAATAGCGTATGATCTAGTTGTTTTAGGTATTGGCGCTACAAAAACTAACTTTAATTTAGCTAATGGTATTACTGTTGATTATGTAGATCCTGCTAATTTAGTTTATTCATATACAGAAGATCCTAACTTTGAGGATATTTATTATGTAGGTGAAATGAAATCAATGAGTTTGCAGGAAGTTAAAAAACTTTTTCCTCATTTAACAGATTCTGATTTAGAAGAAATACAAAAATACCCAGGTAATGCTAACTATACCCGTAATTATTACGGCCAAGATGATCAATACAATCAAGTTCAGGTTTTATTTTTTGAATATAAAACTTATAATAACCAAGTATTTAAAATAAAAGAAACAGATCAAGGTCTTGAAAAAGCTTTGGAAAAAGACGATTCTTTTAATCCGCCTGAAAATGCTGAAAACTATAACAAAGTACATCGAGCAATAGAGGTTTTATATAGCGGAGCTAAAATACTTGGCCACGAAAAAATGTTAAAGTGGGAGTTAGCTGAGAATATGACACGTCCTTATAGTGATCAAACTAAAGTTCAAATGAACTATAGTATTACAGCTCCAAGAATATATAAAGGTCGTATAGATAGTTTAGTGAGTAGGTGTATTGGTTTTGCCGATATGATACAGCTTACACATTTAAAAATACAACAAGTACTAGCGCGTATGGTACCTGATGGTGTATTTGTAGATGTAGATGGCTTAGCAGAGGTAGATCTTGGTAATGGCACAAACTATAATCCGCAAGAAGCTTTAAACATGTACTTCCAAACTGGTAGTATTGTAGGTAGAAGTTTAACACAAGATGGTGATCCTAACAGAGGTAAAGTACCTATTCAAGAGTTACAAACGTCTTCTGGTATGGCTAAAATACAGGCACTTACACAAACGTATCAATACTATTTACAAATGATACGTGACGTAACTGGATTAAACGAAGCTAGAGATGGTAGTCAACCAACTAAAGATTCATTAGTAGGTTTACAAAAATTAGCAGCAGCAGCTTCTAACACTGCTACTAAACATATATTACAGTCATTAATGTATTTAACAGTGCGTAACGCTGAAAATATAAGTTTAAAAGCGGCTGATATGATAAGCTTTCCACTTTTGAAAAGCTCATTGATGAACAGTATAAGCACGTTTAATGTTGATACATTAGAACAAATAGAAAAACTAAACATGCATGAGTTTGGTATATTCTTAGAGCTTGAACCAGAAGAAGAAGATAAGCAAAATCTAGAAAGAAATATACAAATAGCTTTACAAAACGGCGGTATTGATCTTGAAGATGTTATAGATATTAGAGAAATATCTAATATTAAACTTGCAAATCAGATGCTTAAAATAAAACGTAAGCAAAAGCAGGAGCGTGATCAGCAAGTTACTCAAGCAAATATACAGGCTCAAGCTCAAGCAAACGCTCAAACAGCTGAACAAGCAGCTTTAGCAGAGATGCAAAAGCAACAAGCTTTAGCACAAACAGAGTTGCAAATAGAGCAGGGAAAATCTCAGTTTAAAATTCAGCAAATGCAAACTGAAGCTGAAATTAAAAAGCAACTAATGGCAGAAAAGTTTAACTACGACATGCAATTAGCTAAATTAGACGTAGAAGCCCAAAAAGAAAAAGAAGATAAAATAGAAGATCGTAAAGACGAGCGTGCTAGAATTATAGGTACACAACAATCAGAAATGATTTCACAGCGTCAAAACGATGAACTACCTAAAAACTTTGAGTCATCTGGATTTGACTCACTAGGAGGATTTGGACTTGAACAGTTTGAACCTCGTTGAAAATAAAATCCTTTAATTTTATACTATTAT